TGCGGAATGTAATATATCCTCTTTCATAGTTTAGAATATATACCTGATTTTATTCCAAGGTATGATTTCATTGTGCAATTGTTTGAATTGATAGATAAAGCCTGCTTTTAGATTATGCTCATATCTTATGTTCTCCCCTCCATACTGAGAGATCTTACCTTCTTGTATCTTGGGATTCCATAGTAACTCTTCGCCTGGTAGATTGTGTGCTACATTATATGCATGCTTGTGCTTGTTATGAGTTAAGAATATCACCTCAGCTTTTACTATGTGCTTATTAGTGACATGTTCCTCTACTAGCTCAAACAATTGTCTATATTGTGCAATCCAATCAGGCTGTACTATTACAGGACTGAAGTTTATGTGTACATCATATCCTGCTTCAATGAATTTGTCAATAGCCTTAATCCTATCTATGATTTTACTGGTATTTGGCTCCAGTTTATCTGAATAGTCTTGAGGCATCAAGCTAAATCTAATCCTGATTTTACTCTCAGCATTATAGCTAAGTAGCAAAGGGTTTACATACTTTGTAGCAAATGAACCCATAGCAATAGGATGATACTTGAAGAAATCAAATATCTGTTCCCATTTGTGGAACTTTGCATGGAGCGCAAAGTCCTCATTGCATGATATGTCATAAGTTACATATTTCTCATGAGTTTGATTAGGCTTATCTACCACAGCAAACCATGCATGAGAGTCAATCTCTGTAAGAATATTCTCAGGATTTGTAGCTATATCCAAGCCTTCGGGCTTATGTCTCTTCATGTAACAATACGTACAATTATAGAGACAACCATGCCCGAAGCTTGGAGAAATAAAGTCAGTACTACGTCCACTTTCACGTATTGTGAATGTCTTGCGTCTTACTTCTTTCAACATGCATTAAGATCTAAAATATAATTCACCTACTGCAAAGTATCTATCTCTATCAGTATTCTCTACAATAGTAACCATAGAACCTTCTGTCAATCCTTTGATATAATACTGTGCGTAAGGATCTGTAGATTCTTTTAATACATTAAGAACATTATCATTATCAATCTTTGTAACTCCTATCATAGGAGTATGAGTAAGTGCAATTCTTATCATAGGATAAGAACTACTTAATAATTGTCTGTAATAACCTGTTGGAGGTTTTGTCATTTGGTCCATGCGTCTGAAATAGTAATATCAGATAATACTGGGATTGTTTTAATGATTTCTGCACCTGCTTCTTGCATGATGCTTTGTTGAATCTTAGACCATTCTTCTGCAAAGTCTTCTTGTACCTCACAGTCAATCTGGTCATGAACAGTCATTACAAGGTAGACTTTATCATGCAGTAAGTTTGTTTTAATGTACTTACGTATGAGATATAATGCACGTTTAGTCATTTGAGCACCTGAGCCTTGAATAGGAGTATTCATACTGGCACGCTCAATCTCACCTACTACTTTAAAGTCTTCCTTATCTCGTATATCTTGCCATTTAGGAAAGTGTCGTATAATAGAATAAGGTTTAAATGATCTGATAAACCCATTCCTCATACCATACTTTCTGCATCTTTCAAGATACTTGTTGAGCTTTTCTGTTGCTCTGAAATAATCCTTGATAATCTTGTCTGCATCTTTTACCTCAATGCTGAGAGTATCAGATAGCTTGAATTTAGACATACCATAGATTAGTCCGAAGTTTACAGTTTTAGCTGCATCACGATAAGATTTACCTCTGAGAAAGTCTGGTTTGTCCCTGACTTGATCTAATGATACTTTGAATACCATAGATGCTACCTCAGAATGTAAGTCTTTACCATTGTTAAATGCATCAAGCCACAGTGGTTCCTGACTACCTTCTGCACATAGACGTAGCTCCTGACCTGCAAAGTCACAGCTTACCATCTTGAATCCTGGTCTTGCTACAAAGCAATTCCTATACTCCACTTTAGCTGGGATATTCTGCATGTTTGGAGCCCTTTCTTCAGGAGAACCTGAAGTAACACGGCTGGTATCTGCAATTTGCCAGAATGAAGTGTGGATTCTGTGTGTGTAAGGATTAACATATTTCAGAAAATCCTCACCATAGGTAGTTACAAGCTTTTGCTGCTTCTTGTAATCTATGAACTGCTTTACAAGGGGATATTTGTACTGGTATTTAGTGAGGAATCTTTCTGAAGTACTTTCTAGATTAAGCCCCAATGCTTTAAATACCCTGTCTACCTGACTGGGGCTTGACCAGAGAATGTTAATATCCCTCTCATGTTGTTCACCATCCTCAAATCCTGCGAACATGTTCATTTGAACCTTTTGCTTGACAAATCTTTCAAGCTTGGGTTCTTGTCTTACAAGTTCATCAAGTTTATCAGTATAGTCCTTCTCGTTGAATTTAGCCTTGTTAGCCAAGTTTAGCCACATTTCTTGGCTAAATCCCATACCATTGTACTCTATGTCAGCTAAAGCTAAACATGCGTCAAACTCATTCTGTACCCATCCAGCTATGTCTTTCTCTGCAATCTTAGCTAATTGCTTAGTTTTGATTTCAGTAAGACATGTCACATCACCTACACCATAGGTAATTTGTTGCTCTGTGAATGGTTCTCCTTCAAGATAAGAGAACTGTCCACGTACAGATTTATTAAGTTTGATATTGCAGTATTTCTCTGCAAGATGTGCCAGTCCTAAAGACCTTACCTCATATCCATTAGTAAGACATGCTTCTGCAAGCATAGTATCATAAATATTGTCCAGCTCAATGCCGTAGAATTTAAGATACTTGTAGTCAAACTTAAGATTCTGGCCTACTACCAGAATAGATTCAAGATAAGATTTTAAGAAAGAGATGCCTGTAGTACGTACATCAATGACATATGTAATGTCCTGCCAATTGAGCTGAAGCATCAACATCTTATTATGATGGTTGAACTGACCTTCAGTCTCTGAGTCAAGATTAATCTCTGTAAGAGTCTTGACCCACTCTTCGCATTGTTCTACTGTAGCTAATTCATAGAGATTCGTCTGAATCAGACTTGGATTCCCTATAAAATAGATCATCTGCTTTATTTGATGCTTTTTGTTTAAGATATTTCAGGACAGTATTGAAAGACTTTGCACGGTATACCTCATTCTTGGTAATTTCTCCGTTAAAGTATTTCTCTTTGTCCTCACGCTTAAATGCGTTCCATTCCTTAGCATAAGAGTTGTAATGGAACAAGTAATCATACAGGATGTTAGCCATGATTTTTGGTAGTTTTAACCTTATTGTCCCAAAAATAGTCACATTCTGGGACAATCTGGCCATCTTTTTCTACGTGCTTCAATGGACTCTTTCCAAAGTATGACTGTCTGTGTGGATTAGGTGCTACAGTGTACCTATGACAATCATATTTCATAGGACAGTCATGGTCTGAGCATTTAGTAAGGTCTGCCATTACTCTTTAGTCTTATTTAAAAAGTCTAGTATGGCTTTATCAATAGCTGTGAGTGTGTCCAATTCATCTTGGTGTCTCTTGACTACCTCTTTGATTTGGTTCATATCATTGCTACTCAAAGCAAGCATAAGCTCTGTCAGACCTGTCTTACGTATTTCATTTGCTTTTTCTTGATTAGCTGCTAATAGCATGTCTGCAGTTTGATTTAGTTTATCATAACTTACGACTTTGAAGAATCTGTGTAGTGCATTCATTTTGTAAGATAGACTATATGGTTTCTTTGTTTGTCTATAAATAGTAGCTTTCCTCCCTTTAATCTGCCCATCACGTATCTTTTACCTAAAGACTTAAGAATCTTTATTGTTATACGCCATTTTAGGCTTCTTTCAGGGATTACTACTACCATACCTAATTCTTTAAAACTACCTCTGTAATTCTAGAGGGATATATTGCAATGATCTGGTCTATACCATTATACATAATAATGTTATTTTCTGTTATAGTAAGCCTAGTTGCTTGAATACTAGTCTCATATATATCGTCATTAGCGAATATACGAATTAAATATGTTTTAGTCTTACCTGTAGCTGAGTCTTTTACAGCCTTTTCAAAGTCCTTCCTTTGTGCAGATTTAATACCCATTTCCTCGTTTTTTATCTACATCCACCTCTACAGGTGTTTTTACAGGACAGTAGCTACCTAATAATCCCTTGCGGTTAGTAAAGTATACACAGGTGTCTGCTTCATATCTCTTGTCAGTATAATATATTACCCAGCCTGGATCAGCTGAATGAATACTATCTACAAAATACCAGTGAAACTTCTCAGG